AGATCTACCAGTACGCCGCCACGGACAGGGTGAACCCATCGATCCGACCAAGTATGTCGAAGCCCCATCAAAAATGGAACAGGATCAGATTGAGAAAGCAGTTGGCTTGGTTCAAGACGCCTTTGTTACAATGGCTCGGGGCCAACCGGTCGACCACATTCAACTCAAAAAGGATATTCAATCTGCGATGCCACATGGCTCACGTGATTATTGGAGCGTCAAAGGTGGCAGGTCAAAGACCGATGGCGGATATGAATATGATCCAGAAATGGATACGCCGACCTACTTCGAAAACCAACAGAGAAGCATTGACGAAGACCTTGAAGTTGTTTTAACCAATGAAGAGGCAGTAGAGATGTTTGGCGAAGAGGTGTTAGCACAAATAGAAGAAACCATGGATCCCTCGAATGTGACGCCAGAAAATATCCAATTAGCAGTTGACGCGATTATGCAGGTAGCCATGAACTTCGCCCCCTTAGCTGGTGTCCCAGTTGCAGTGCTTCTGAAACAGGTTTATGATGGCTGGAAAGCCGCCGATACTACCGAGGACGATCTGGCTGGCACAGATGTGGAGATGTAAATTGAGAACCACCAAGAAACAACTTAAAGCACTAATTCGCGAACAGGTCGCTGCCGCTTTGGATGAAACCGAGTGGCGCGACGTCTCTGATCAGGAGAATTATTTTGAGCCGCACTCACAAAACATTGATAATACTGAGGCTTCTATGACCCCAAATAAAGAAGTTGAAGCAGAACAAGCTTTAATGGCAGCAGTAGAAGCGCTCGTTGGCTTGGGATACAGCGCTGAAGAGATTATGGCCCAGGTGGATTCTCATGTTCCATCGCCTTCCACCTCTGAGCCGGAAGTGCGCCTAAGCACTCCCGCACATGATCCCATGGATCGGAGCGCTCTTGGGAAATACCGCAGAGGCAAGATGACCGACTTCAAGGAAGGTATGCCGGAAGTCGCAGGGCTTATGTCTCAGGCAGGAGCATACGCGATGCACCCTAACGCCATGCAGCGACTTATACGAGTCATTAAGGAATTTGCACCGAACCTATCCGACGAAGAGTTGCACGATTTTGCTCAACAGCTTATTGATACCGGTGCACTTGAGACTGCACTTGGCGCCCCCGAAGAAGCGGGATTAGAGGAGGGCCCCCACCGCGCCCGCGAGAAGAAATGAATATTACAAAACAAAGATTAATTGAGATCATCAAAGAAGAAGTGGTGAATGAATCTGGTGGTGTTGCCGGCAACTTTGGTGGCAAATCTGGCGGACTTGGCGCTGTAGCTGGCCGCGCGCCCGATGCGGTAGACAGCCCTGATCAGTCGATATACGGTCCGGAGCAGACTGCCGAGGATAATTTCGTAGGAATTCTTAATGACATAGGGCAGATGCTCGATGTGTGGGAGCAGAAGAAATATCTCTCTGATGAGGATAGATACGTAAGTTATTTTGAAGATTTACAGGGTCTGTTGGGACAATATGATCCTTGCGCGCATGTCGGACAGAAGTGTGAGGAGTCGCACCCAAACCAGAGTCACGAAGAATGTATAGAAGTGACAATTAATGATGCATTATACGAAGCGGCCCGAAGGCTCGATGAGATTCCCACGTGGAGAAAAATTAAACATCGGCGCGATGGCACCCTCCACCCCGGGTTGTCCCCCGGACCAAAAGGTCCAGTTAGCCCAGAGCGCAAGCTGGAATATGGGGAGAAGTGCCCGCCGGGATACAAATTAGGACTCACAGATTATTGTGAAAAGATTGGAGCCAACCCCATGGAAATTGATTCTGCGATTAGCCGGATTGAAGGGGGACAAGACGGAGGGTATGGCGGACTTGAAGAAAAGGAAAACAATCCTTGGGCAATATGCACTGATTCGGTAGGTCGAGACAATAAAGAAAAATATGAGAAATGTGTTAAGAGCGTAAAGAAACAAAACGGAGGTAAACAATGATGGAAAAATCAAAAGCATTTGTAGATAGCTGGCTTTCGAAGCTCACATCTAGGAAGCTATTGGTGTGGGGTACAGCCACCGGCCTTACATTTGCTGGACACGTCACCAGCGAGGATTGGGTTATTATTTCTGCGATCTATATCGGGGGTCAGACAGTAATTGACTCTATCGCCAGATTGCGAGGATATAATGACTAGTGAGGCAGTTCTTCGATTTGCGTTGAAATATTGGAAAGAGATTTTGATGACGGTCCTTATGGTGCTTGTCGTCGGAAAGTTTCGGTATGATTACAAACAATTGGAAACAGCATATGAAACGTCACAAGAATCTCTTCGGGCCCAAATAGAGGGGCTGAGGAGCATTCACCAAAGAGAACTTGAGCGCCGTGAAGAGGCTCTGATTAGTTACAAGGACACATTGGCTGAATTGGAAAGATCATATTTACAATCGCAGCTTGAGCTAGAGCATCATAAAAGAGACAGTCGCCAGCGACACGTTGAGGATTTCTCGGGCAACAAAAAGAAGTTGATAGAAGATATTGAAAACACTTATGGGTTTACATATGCTCCTTAGTGTGCTATTATTGTTTAGTATAGAAGCTAACGCAGAGGACATGGGTCAGTTTACGATTCTGAGTGAGAATCAGCCAGCACCCTTTGAGGGGGTTTTATTTGATCCTGTAGCCACTGCAGATATTCTTACAGCTAAAAGTTTTACGACCGCCGAATGTGACTTAAGACTGAAGCATGAAGTAGAAAAGAAAGAGGCAGAGTTTAAGCTGGAGAAGGACAATCTCATTATTCGTCACGAATCACTTATTCAAGAGTACGAGCTTGTTATACGGAATAAAGATATAGAGATTGTGCAATTGCAGGAGTCGTTGCTAAAACAATCGCCACGCAATCAGTGGTGGTGGGCTGCAGGTGGCGTAGTTGCTGGCATGGCCATAACTTATGGGGCCTATAGGGCGTTCGATGAGCCAAGATAATCCGGATAAAATCGCTGCTGTGGAAAAGGTGATCTCCCAGAAGTATGGAGATGAAGCCGTGCAGAATCCGCATTCAAATTGGGACGAGAATAAAGAGAAAGAATATATAGAGCAAATGAAGGGACTATATGCCAAAGTTAAGACGTCTGAGGAGCAGCAGGAAAAAATTGATATAAATGGGATAAAGGTTTCAAAAAAACTATTTAATAGAGAATCTTTAAGGAGTTGTTCAGTCTGCAGAAATTTTCCTACAAAGTCTTTGGACGATGTATGTCTTACAAAATTTGATTGCTGCAATCATTGTTATATCAAATATGTGGAAGATAGAGAAGAAAGATGGCTAAAAGGTTGGCGCCCCAATAATTAATTTAAGAAAGGAATTTACAAATGGCAACAGTTTACGAAATCGTTAAAGGGTTATCCCAGGCCGCAGCAAATGCGTATGACGGCGCGCTGGGAGAAGATTATGAACCAGTTAACACTGCAGCACTTCGACGCGAAGAGGGGAACGCTCTTATTGACCAAAGAGTGATGGATGGCTTCAATGTCAAGTTTTATGGCAATATGATGTGTCTCTCATATCACTCTGAAATTCAGCTTAAGGAAGTGTATGCCTCTGGCTTCGAAACAGATATGGAGCAGAGAATTGCCGACATTTCTAAGTGGCTGAAAAAAGAATATAAGCGTATCACTGGTGATGGTGTGACGCTCACCAAAGAGGGCGAGATTGATGTACGAGTGGAAAACTCTTCCCGCGTACGCTCCTGGGTCACAGCCAAGATGCACTATAAAGTTGGTGGGCTGGATGGCGATATGCAATTGGAGCAAGGATCAAAAGACCGTGTAGAGAAGAGTTGGAAAACATTTCTTGATCAAGGCGGCTGGGATGGCAACGGCGGTAAGCGCCCCGATAACGATACTCGCAAGAAGGACAAGGAAGCTCCAAAGAAATGATTATTTCCAAGTCCGTGCTTAGGCGGATTGTTAAAGAGGAGATTGCAGATATACTCGAATCGATGGACCTTGAATGGCGCTCTGACACGGATTTAATTACAGCGGCTGAGGCGCAGGGGCACGACGAGCTTATAATTTATGCCGAGCCCGGCGTTCTTGATGACGATTCCCGAGAAAAAATAATAGCAGCCTTAGCAAATGATGCATGACTTTTCAATTAGACAAAAAACAAAGAGTAAAGGAAATATTAAAGTGTGGTAAGGATCCTGCTTATTTTTTGAAGACATATGCCCGTATATCACACCCGATGCACGGGCTTATTCTTTTTAACACATATGATTTTCAAGATGACCTCCTCACTGACTTTAATGACTATCGCTTTAATGTAATCCTCAAGGCCCGCCAGCTTGGTATTTCTACAATCACCGCCGGCTACATTGTGTGGATGATGCTATTCCACCGGGACAAGGCGGTTCTTGTTATGGCTACCAAGTTTGCAACAGCAGGCAACTTAGTTGGAAAGGTTAAGAAGATCATGAAGAATCTTCCCGATTGGATTCGTATTGCGAGTATCGATATTGATAATAGAACTTCATTCATTCTTTCTAACGGTTCTTCGATTAAGGCGGCGTCTACTTCGGGTGATGCCGGCCGCTCAGAGGCGCTGTCACTTTTGGTATTAGATGAGGCTGCCCACATTGAGGGTCTAGAAGAACTTTGGACGGGACTATATCCCACGCTCTCAACC